AGGTATCCCAGTTAAATGTTACCATTGTGTCCTCGTAAGCGACTGTGTAAATGTGACCCCGAAGGCATCACACTATTAATTATATCACAGAGAACTGTTTTGACAACAGTAAAATATTCTGGGTTTCCGAATTTTCATTTCGGTTCTCACGAATGTAAGATATGCTTTGTTCGGTAAACATATCAAATCCTAGTGAGAACCGTACCTGACCTGTAGTATTTTTATCTACCTTATGCTCTAACCATGAAGGGAATAGAGTCATTTTTCCAGGTACATTTTTAACTTTCCAATATCCAAAGTACCAACCTAAGTATGGAAAGAAATAATCTGTTGTTGTATCTAAATTAGATATTGATAAATTACCACTAAGGTAAGTATTCTCATGGAAAGAATGTGCATGATGATTTAAATAATCACCTGGTTCTATTCTAACACCCCATCCACGAATCCATAATTTATCTTTTGGTATGATCTTATAACATAACTGATTAATGTATTCGGTATAAGACCAATAAATCTTATCAGCCAAACTCTTTATTATATCTTCATCCCAATCAAATATATTATATGTTGTCCACTCTATTGGTAACTTACTTGCAAGTAGATCTTCTA